CGTGGCGGGCCCGCATCGCGGTTCGCCCGCTGCTCCGCCGTCGCCGCGCCGCCCCAGCCGATGCAGACCTCGGCCAAGCCGAGATCCGTGCGCGCCTCTGCCAGCCGCCGCTGCTGGCGCTGTAGCTCAGGGGTCACCAGCGCAATGACCGCATCCCGCAGCTTGTGCCGGCGCAACGCGGCGCCGTCCGGCCACCAGCACGCCTCCAGCAGCTCCCGGCCCAGCCCGGCCGGCACCATCCCCAGCGCCGCGGCAATGTCCTGGTTCGTCAGGTCCGGCTTCCCGCCGCCCCGGCCGATATCGAACTTCACCGTGGTCGGCCCCAGCCGCCCCATCGCCTCACGTGGATTCATGCCCCTTCCCCTGTCGTTGAGTGGCCGACCGCTGCCGGCCCACCCGTAATCCGCACCACCACCTGGCCGCCCGGCCGCCGCTCGTCCTTCACAAACAGATGCGTCTGGAACCGCCCGTCATCGATCCCCAGCAGCTGGGCGATCCCGTCCCGGTACGCCTTGCAGCGGCCGGTCATGTTGTCGTCGTCAGGCAGCTTCTTGCCCGGCGCCTGGTAACAGTCAATCCACAGGTGCAGCCGCCCCGGCGGCAGCACCATGCCGCGCCAGCCCGCCTCGTTTGCCAGCACCGCCGCCGTCTGCCGGGCCAGCTTCGTGGCCCGCGCCTTTACCCGGAAGTGCACGCGCGCGTTCGGCGACAGATCCTTGCTCGGCCATGGAAGCAGCAGCTCGTCAGCAGCTTGAAGTGCGGGCCCACTTATGGACCCCGACGAATTTTCTTTTTTCACGGCTATCATTTCGGCGTCCTAGATATGAGCGATGTCATGGCAGACAGCAAGCTGGCCAAGACCGACGTACTTGTCCTGTGTACTCTTACCTTTGGTTTCGGGGTCCTTTCGAGCTGGGCCGTGTTCTACACTTGGGGAAGCCGTCCCCAGCTGAAACCAATTGATCTCCCCGCTTGGACCCAGGCAGTAGGGAGCATTGCCGCGATTGTCGCCGCGGCAGCTATCGCCACTTGGCAGCAACGACAACAGATATTGAGAGAACGAAGGAAGGAGAATGCGAGGGCATTGGTCGCTGCATCTCTTGCCAATACCGAGTTGCAAGAAACAGTCTTCGGCATCCAGCTCCTGAACCTTCTCGGGCCTGATCGGGACGAGCGGAAAGCCATTGACGAAGCTCTTGAGGCAGTGCAAATTCCTGATGCCCTCAAGAACCTCATGGAAGTTGCTCATGAGTTCCCGGACGAGGCTCCATATATTGTTAGGTTCTTCACGTCTATCGACCTGGCGAATGATAGAGCGCGCACTTTGGCGAAAATGGCGAGGTCGGAGACCATTCAACGGGCCGACGTAGAGAAGCTTTTCAAGCTTCTGCAACAATGCGGGAGCTATGGAGAGACCGTCGCCAGCAGGCTGTACAAGATCACAAGAGCTGCAGGCTGAGGTGGCAGTAGCAAGACTGGACTTCAAGCTGCCTGCTCCCAGCTGGCCGTCAGTCGATGCACCACAACTCCCTGCGCTACGAACTCGTCCACCGTCATCGCCGGGCCCCTAGCGGACCTCGCAGCCTTCACCCCCTTAGGTCGGGAAACGGTGTTGTGATCCATCCGCCGCTCGCGCGTAGCGCGCTGGGGGTTGATCGTCGGCGCCAAGGCCTTCGGGTTCTTCATGCTGCTGCCCTCAGTTCGTTGATGTAGGTCTGGTTGGCGATCAGCTCGTCGTCGGAGCCGTACGTCTCGTGGAAGGTCCGAGAGCCGTCCAGCAGGCTCGGGCCGTAGATCTGGCGCATCGTCGCGAAGGTGTTCCCCTCCATCGGGTAGCGCATGTGGTGCCACTTGCAGAGCGCGTAGCCGAACGCGTGGCCGCGCCGCAGGTTCCCACTTTTTGCGTGGTTGTAGTCGCAGCCGTACACCACCAGCGACGGCTCCAGCAGCTGCTGCTGGACCAGCGCCAGGCAAGCCATGCACGGGCCGGTCTTGGCCAGCTCGATCCGGGCGGCCTCTTCTTTCGTCGGCGGCGGAGCCTTGGACCACATCAGCGCTCGGCCTCGTCGGCCAGACGCCACCCGTGCTGCCATGCTTCGGCCTTCTCGCTCAGCGGGACTGCGCGGCGGTTGGCGCCGTCCTCGGTGTCGCACTCGATCCAGACCAGGTGCGGGTTGTCGCTCAGGCGCTGGCCGTTCAGCCGCGCCGAGTACCCGGCGTTTATCTCCTTGGCATACCGGCTGCGCGTGTTGTAGTTGGTGAAGTCCATCAGCGTGTCTTCCTCGTCGTCTCGCGGCGTGCCGCGCTCAGTTCCTGGTCCCGCTTGTCCCACCCGGCTTGCCAGCGCCGTCGGCGCTGCAGCCCGTCCATCCCCATCTCGTACCGCGGTGCCGATTCCCGGGCCCGGCACGCATCGCGTGCCCAGCGCCCGGCCTGCTCGGACTGCGCCAGCTCCGCGTCAGTCGTCATCGGCGTCGATCCAGTTGCGGATGAACCAGCGGACGTTGCACGGCAGCCAGCCCACAGCCAGGGAGATCTCCGCCACGCTGCAGCGCTCGGCGTGCAGCAGCCGCACCGTGTCGTGCTTGCTCACGCGCCTTCCCCGAACCCGAGGTCTGCTGCAGCGCGCGCCATGGCTGCGCGTGCTGCCTCGCGATCGCGCACCGGGTGCACACCGTGCTTCTCCTGCTCGACCGCCAGCAGCTGCTGCGGCAGCGGTTTCCCGTCCACGACGTGCTGCACAGCGCGCGTGTAGGCTTCCTCCAGCATCCGGCGCTGCTGGAATCCGTTCTCCGCCGCGGCGTAGACGTGCAGGTCCAGCAGCGAGCGCACCAGCACCGTGAACCCGCTCTGCGGCCGGCCCGGCGCCATCTCGCGCTCCACCGTGGCGATCACCGGAACGTCCAGGCACATCTGCAGGAAGCGGCCTGGGTTCGGTGGCCACTCGCGGCCCTCGGTCAGGCAGCACTGCATGCCCTTCGCGTGCTGAGCCACCGTGCGGCCCTTCAACACCTGGAACCACGTCGTGCCGGCGATGGTCAGGCTGCCGTCCTTCTTTACCGGGGCGGCGCCGTTCTCGCGCTCCCACTTCCCCGGGAACATGGCCGTCATCTGCTTCCAGAACTCCCACAGGTACGACGTGGCCTGGGCGCTCACCGGCTCAGCCGACGACGGCAAACTCTGCGTCGACGAACTCGGCTGGGCTGAAGCCAGCGCCGCCACCGTGGCCACCGCCGCCGCGTTGGGCTTCGTGCTGGCGCTGGAGCTGCTCGATTCGGTCGGCAGAACTGTGCTGAGGGTTTGCATGGGCGGCTCCGGCGGATTGCTGGGCAACAGGGATGACGGGCAGCGACAGGCCAGCGGCCATGGTCTGCATCAGGGATTCGTTCGGGTCGTGGCCGGCGGCCATCAGGTCGGCCAGCTGCTGGCGGACCTGCAGCCAGCCTTGGACGGACAGCGGCCGGCGAATCGCGGCGCGGTGCCGGACGAACCGGGCCAGCGTCTGCCGATCGATGCCCGTGGGCACCACGCCGAACCCGGCCAGCTCACGGTCGACCTGCTCGGCAGTCAGCGCAGTCGGATCGGCCTCGCGCTCACACTCGCGGTGAGAGGGTTGCTCTTGGTTGCTTTTGGTTGCTCTTGGTTCGGGTGCAATAGCTGTTGCACCCTTTTCGACGCCGTTTTGCACCCTTTCCTGCGTCGTTTTGCACCCTTCGGGGGCCTTTTTTGCACCCTTTGCAAAGGGTGCAATTTCTGCACCCTTCATCCATTCGGGGTTGATACGGTACTGGCGGGTACGTCCGCCTTCACCAACCCCCCGGCGGCGGCCGCCGATGCCGGCGTTGACCAGCACCAGCCACCCCGACTGCTCCATGCGCCGCAGCTGGTACTGCACCGAACGCTCGGACTGCCGGGTTTTCTCTGCCAGTCGCGCGATGGACGGGAAGATGTGCGTGCCGTCGTCGTGCGCGTGGTCGGCCAAGGCCAGCGCCAGCAGCATCTCGCCGCCGCCGCTCGGGTAACGATCGAACACCATGCCTGTAACTCGTGCGCTCATCGTCAAACCGCCAGCTGCAGGTTCTCGCCCGGGGCCACAGGCCACCAGGTGCACGCCGTGCGGCCGCTGACCGCGCACGGCTTGTTCGGGCCGCGGTACACCCGGCCCTCCTTCATCAGCTCAGGCAGACGGCGGGCGAGCATGTAGCGGTCCAGGCCGGTGGCCTGCGACAGCTCGTTGCTGGTCATGCCGGCGTTCTGCGTGACCGCGCGGGCGGCCTTGTCCTGCTGCAGGGCCTGCAGGCCGCTGCTGACGACGTGCGCGGCGGCAGCTTGGCTGGTGTCGATATCCGCGCTGCGCGCCGGGAGGCTGTTCATCGCTTCGCCCTCCCCTTGCCAGCAGCACGCGCCACGTTGCGCTCCAGGCGGTGCGCCATCGTGCGCAGCGCACGGACCTCGCTCACCATCAGCTCGGCCTCGTCGCTGTCGATGCAGCGGTCGGACATGGCCTCCACGGCCGTGCCCGAGAGCTTGCCCACGCGGGAGGTGATCTCCAGCAGCTTCGTCTGGATGGCGCCGATCTCGTCCGACCAGCCGCCTTCTGGCGGCGGCGGGACCACGTCCACGGCCATGCCGAACTGGCCGGCCAGCGCCTGCATCCACTCCAGCGCGTACTCGCAGCCGCCCGCCTTCTCCTGCATCCACTCGGTCAGCAGTTCGGCGTGCTCGATCGTCAGAGACTCACCCTCCAAGCCGCGCAGCTTTGCGCGCAGCGTCTCCGGGTGCATCGACTTGCCGCGGCGGTCGGCCAGGTAGGCAGCTGCATCGGCCACGCCGCCGGGCGTCTTGCGCACGGAGTTGTAGAGCACGTCCAGCCAGTTCAAAGAGGAGGTTCGGCAAGTCATGGGTCACCTTGGGGAGACAGGTGTTTCAAGGTTTTTCGGGGCATTGCGGCGGCGCATCATGTGCGCCATGGACTACTACTCAGGGACGACTGGCGCCGCCCTCCTTGCGCTACGCTGGATGTGCCAACAACCAAGCCCACCAGGAGGGCGACATGAGCGATGGACAGGAACAGAAAGCTCTGGCACCGGTGACCGGCTGGGACAGCGGCGTAGTCACGCAGTACGGGATTGGTTTCTTCACGCTGAAGTACTTGGTGAGCCCAACGGAACGAGTCGAGCAAGCTCACGAGAGCCCCACGTTCGCGTTGACTGCTGTCCAACTGCGCGAGCTGGGACAACGAATGCAGAAGCTCGCAGAGCATCTGGAACGCAACCCGCAGACCAGCGACGGGTCTCCACAGCACTGACGGAAACACCGAGGGCCAGGCTGATCGCCAGCTGGTCCCACTGTTGGAAGGCGCGCTGGCGACGATGGATCGCCAGCCGCTGTTTCAGCGCGCGCATATCAGGCAGCCTCCACGGGGATGATTCGGTCTTCGTCCGGGTCCGCCGGCGCGCTCGGCGCCTGGCTCTCTTCCTGGACGCCCAACAGCCGGCGGATGCTCGGGTGCGCAGGCAGCGCACCCTCCTCCGCCCAGCCCTCTACCTGCTCCACAGGCAGCTGCAGCACCTTGGCCAGCTGCTTGTCGTTCGACACGCCAAGCCGAGCGCGCAGCGCGCGCTTGCTCATGCGGCTGTCCACCTCGCCACGGATCTGCTCAACCACCGTCGGCTGCGGCTGCTCGTCGCCCGGCCAGATATCCGGGCGCAGATCGGTAAGCGACACGGAGCCGGCGCTTTCGAGGTTCAGCTGCCGGACCAGGGCACCGTCGAAGCGCTGTCGCTTGCTCAGCGCTTTGCGTAGGTAACCGATCGTGGTGCCTGCGCGCTCGGCGAAGACCGCCTGTTGGGCGGGGCTCAGGGTCGAGAGGTAGGTGCGGAGGGTCTGCATGGATCCAACGATACCTACAGGTAAGCATTCAATCAATACCCGCAGGCAATTTACTTGCAGGTAATGGAACCCGTGGAATACCGGCATGGATAAGTACGAACAACGGCGCCTTGCCCTGCGCGGCCTCGCCGACGAACTCGGGCGCGGCGGACTGGCCAAGATCGGCGCGAAGATCGGAAAAGACGCCAGCTATGTCTCGCGCATGCTGTACGAACCCGGCAAGGCCGGGCGCAAGCGCATTGGTGAAGACACGCTTGCGGCGTTGGCGCAGGCGTACCCAGATCGCTTCCCATCTTCACCCGTCGCGCCGGTCTTAGAGGCTGAGACACCTCCGGGCTACGTTCGCTTCCATCTGTTCGAGGGGGCGGCTGGCATGGGTTCGGGTGTGGTGAATCAGGATTTCCCAGAGGTAATGCAGGTCATGGAAGTGGCCGAGTGGGAGGTGCGCCGCAAGCTCGGCTTCCTGCCCAGATCCGGGAGGATCCAGATCATCACTGGCCGTGGCCCGTCGATGCGCCCCAAGATCGAGGACGGCGATATCGTCTGGATCGATACCGCCTGCGACTACTTCGACGGCGACGACTACTACCTCATCAGCTACGCCGGCGAGACGCAGATCAAGATGCTGCAGAAGCGCAGCGATGGCATGTGGGTCGTCAGCGCCAATCCGGAATTCAAGGAGTGGCGGTGCGAGCCGAGCGAGCTATCCATCCAGGGGAAAGCCCTGGTCCACGCAGGACTTCGGAGGTTCTAGAAATGGGTGCATGGAAGCGCATTGCCGCTGCAACAGTCGTTCTGGCAGCACTGGCCAATGGAACGGCTGAGGGAGCCGATCTCACCGAGGAACAGCGCACCGTTGTGCAGGTGTTCGATGCTCCAGGCGCAGACAAGGTCGAGGTGTTCCGCGCCGGCCGACAGTGGATTGCGGAGAATTTCCGCTCCGCAAAGGCCGTGATCGAGTATGAGAGCGCGGCGGACGGAACGATCATCGGAAAAGGCTTCATTCCCTACCCATGTGCCAGCGCGTGGGAGTGCGTTGGAAAGCCTGATTGGAAGGTCCCCTTCACTCTCCGATTTGAAGCAAAGGATGAGCGCTTTCGACTGACCTTCACTGATCTTCGTATCCAGTGGCCAGCTAAGTTTGCCAATGGCGTTACGCAGCCGGCCTTCGACGGTGTCGTTCGCACTCAGAAGGATATGGACAAGATCCGGCCCAAGCTACTGCTTATGGGCGAAGGGATCCGCGCGTCTGTCGCCCGTGGCGCATCGTCAGACAACTGGTGATCAGGCCTAAAATCCGTACTGAAATAATGAATAGGGAAATTCATGGCCAGGCGTAGACGCTCCTCCAGTGAAAGCAAAGCTGTCGAACAGCTGATCAAACTCGTGGTCAAGGGAATTGGTGCGTTGGTCACCGCTCTGCTCGTCACCCGCGCCACGTCAAAAGCGAAACGCAGTTCCACCAAGTCGATGGTGCAGAGCAGCGCCTCCCCGAGCGGTTTCTACCAGGAGGTGGTTGGTGAAAAGAGCTATCAGGGCGCTCTTCGATCCACCGCCGGCCGCGGTGAGGTTCGGTTGGAATGCCAGGCGGAGGTAACGCCTGAAGACGGCAACCCGTACGACGACCAAGCCGTCGTCGTCACTGTCAGGGGCGAAACTGTTGGCTACCTCCCCCGCGCCGCAGCTCGCCGCTATCGGAAGCTCAACGGACATAGCAGTACGGAATGTGGTGCGCTGATAGTTGGGGGCGGCAGGGGCAGATCACTCGGGATCTGGCTCGACCTACAGCTCTGACCCCCACATACCCGAAAGAACGCCCCGCATGCCTGTGGGGCTTTTTTTTGCCCGCCTCGAATAAAATTACCCATGGGTATTGACACAACAAATACCCGCAGGTAATTTTATCTCCAAGCCGCCCATCAAGCCCCATCCCGGGGCCGGCGGCAGGAGACCCGACGTGACCCAGCACACCCAGCGATTCACCCAGACCCACGGCGGCGTACTGACCGTCATCGACAGCAAGACCGGCCTGGAGTGGACCGCAAAGCCGCTCGCCCAGGGCGAAATGACCCACGAGCAGGCGACCAAGGCCTGCGCCGAGCTCGACTACGCCGGCCACCGCGACTGGTCCCTGCCGACCCGCGAGCAGCTGCTGACCATCGTGGATATCACCCGCCACGAACCGGCCATTGATACCGACGCCTTCCCCGACTTCCCGAAGAGCGGCTGGTTCTGGACCTCCGACCTGTGCGCCTGGTCTTCGGCGTCCGCGTGGAGCGTCGATTTCGACTACGGCGACGTCAGCTACGACCGCCGCTTCCTCCACGGGTTCGCGTTGGCCGTGCGTCGTGCCGGTCAGTAATCAGCACTTTGCTCGCTCGCGATAGCGAGCGCTTCCTCCCAAGCTCGGAGAATTCCATGCAGCGCCGCAAACGGCCCCTGTGGCACCTGATCATCGCTATCTACGCCATCGGCGCCCTCGCCGTTGGCGCGGGCATCGGCTTCGGCAAGAGCCTGTTCGGGCAGGAGTGCTGACCCATGGCCAGCCTCAACCTCAGCTGCCGCCAAGCGGTGCTCAGCGTCACCGCCGACCACGTCAGTGACCGCGTCATCGTCTACATGGGCGGCGCCTCCCT